TGGTTACACTCGGCGCCCTGCCCGTTACAGGGTCCGCCGAATTTTGAGAGCAAACCGCCGAGAATCCGCTTGAAAGCGTGGTTTTTTATCCTGTAACCTGGTTACAACCGCTCCCACCCTATGCCCCGAAAGCCTCCGCAGCCGGTGATGCCGGACAAGCTGGAGCGCTGGCCGATCGAGCGGCTGGTGCCCTACGAGAAGAATGCGCGGACCCACAGCGCTGAGCAGGTAGCGCAGATCGCCGCCTCCATCCAGGAGTTCGGGTTCACCAACCCGATACTGGTCGCCAGCGATGATGGCATCCTGGCGGGCCATGGCCGACTGGCCGCGGCCAAGGATCTAGGCCTGGCCGAGGTGCCGGTGGTGGTGCTTGACCACCTGACCCCGACGCAGCGCCGGGCCTATGTGCTGGCGGACAACAAGCTGGCGCTCAATGCGGGGTGGGATGAGGAGCTGCTGCAGCAAGAGATCGCTGCGCTCAGTCTGGTGGACTTTGACCTGTCCCTAATAGGCTGGTCGGAAAATGAGCTGGCGGGGCTGCTGGACCCGGAGGGGATTAACGAAGCCCCGAAAGAGCATGAAGGGGCGAAGGAGTACGGCGAGGACGAGTTTAGTGAGTTTGAGCACAAGTGCCCCCGCTGCGGCTTTGAGTTTAATGGCGACAAGTAGGCTGCGCCGATTCACCGGCCCCTGGCGGCTGGCAGACCTGAAGCAGGTCCCAAGCAATGGCCTTACAGCATTCAGCTGCTTTCACTGCGGCGGCGGATCAACGATGGGCTACAAGCTGGCCGGCTTTCAAGTGCTAGGCGGTGTTGAAATTGACCCGGAGATGATGGCCATCTATCGGGCCAATCACAAGCCGAAGCACAGCTACCTGATGGGAGTGCAGCAGTTTAACAAGTTGCCGCTAGACGAAATCCCTGATGAGCTAAAGAACCTGGATCTGTTAGACGGCTCGCCGCCGTGCTCATCGTTCAGCATGGCTGGCAGCAGAGAAAAGAAATGGGGAGATGCTCACCACTTCCGCGAAGGGCAAGTGAAGCAGGTACTAGATGACCTGTTCTTTCATTTCATCGAAGTTGGCCAGCGGCTGCAGCCGAAGGTGATCGTGGCTGAGAATGTGAAAGGGTTAATCCTCGGGAACGCTAAGGGCTACGTCAAAGAGATCTTTGCAGCATTTAAGGAAGCGGGCTATGACGCTCAGTTGTTCCTGTTTAACGCAGCAAGGATGGGAGTGCCGCAGGCTAGGGAGCGGACGTTTTTTATTGCGCGGCGGCGGGATCTGGGGTATGAGAAGTTGACGATGAGGTTTGATGAGCGGCCGATTAGCGTTCGGGAAGCTTGGGAAGATTTGCCGCCGCAAAAAGGAGACAAGCTCCCGCCTTGTTATGCAAAGGTCTGGCCAAAAATCCCACCTGGGAAGGCAGGGCGTGATTATGGGGCATCTGGGCTGCAGGTTCACAAGATAAATCAATCCGCCCCAGCAAGAACAGCAATCTCCCAAAGCTGGCACACATTGCATGATCAGGAGCCGCGCAATCTTTCAGCGCTAGAGCTGACTCGTATTCAGTCATTCCCTGATGATTACAACTACGGCAAGCCGTCAGACCGCCACGCTGGCTACGTCTGCGGAATGTCCGTCCCCCCATTCATGACCCAGCGAGTGGCGCTGGAAATCGGGCGGCAGTGGTTCGGGAAAGAGTACGCATGAACCTAGAGGCCTACGCCAAGCACCGAAAGGCGCGGGGCCTCCGCGGCACCAGCCACGTCGCGGTGATCAAGGCGATCGACACCGGCCGCCTCACCGAGCCTGCCGTGCGCAAGGTGGGCGGCCGCTGGCAGATCGACGCGCCCCTAGCCGATGCGCAGTGGGCCGGCAACACCAGCAACATGCCCGACAGCGGCACCGAGCTGCCGGAGCCGCCGAACACCCGCCAGCCGCACCCGGAGGGCGGCGGGCCATCGCTAGCCCAGGCCAAGCGGGCGAAGGCGGTCTATGAGGCGGAGCTGACCAGGCTAGAGCTGCAGCGCACCAAAAAGGAGCTGATCTCTGCCGATGAAGTGAAGCAGGAAGCCAGCCGCCTCGGCCGCCAGGTCCGCGACCTGCTGCTGACCATCCCCGGCCGTAATGCCGCGAAGGTGGCCAGCATGCAGGACACTCAGGCGGTGCGTGATCTGCTGGAGGCCGAGATCACCAACGCGCTCAGGGGGCTGCAGCATGAGGCCGCTTGACGCCGCGACGATCTACCGCCAAGCCTTTATCGAGGCCCTACAGCCGCCGCTCGACCTGACCGTCAGCGAGTGGGCGGATCAGAACCGGATCCTGACCCGCCGCAGCAGCTCCGAGCCCGGCCAGTGGCGCACCGACCGGGTGCCCTACCTGCGCGAGCCGATGGACCTGCTCAGCCCGCGCGAGAAGCGCATCAAGCGGGTGGTGCTGCTGTTCGGATCACAGACCGGCAAGACCGAGGTGGGCCTCAACTGGCTGGGCCGCACCATCGCCCTAGACCCGTCGCCGTTCCTGGCGATGTTCCCCACCGAGAGTTTCGCCAAGCGCCAGATCCGCCAGCGCCTCACGCCGCTGTTCACCGACTCCCCGGCGGTGGCGGCGAAGCAGATCAGCACGAAGTCCAGGGACGCGGCCAACGCCATGTTCCTGAAGGAGTTTCAGGGCGACATGCTGGTAAGCATCATCGGCGGCAACAGCGGTAGCGCTGCGCAGGGGATGCCGGCGCAAAACGTCTGGGCTGATGAGGTGTCATCCCTGCCGCTGGAGATGGATGACAAGGGCGACCCGCTGGAGAACGCCGAGGCCCGCCAGACCAACTTCCCCGACCGCAAGGCGCTGGTCACCTCCACCCCCGGCAGCCGCGGCGCCTGCCGCATCACCTCCGAGTTCGAGGTGCGCAGCGACCGCCGCCGCTATGGCGCCCTGATGCCCTGCTGCGGCGGCCATGCCGTGATTGAGTGGCCGCACATGGTATGGGATAAGCGCGACGGCGAGGTGTGGTGCCAGTGCCCACTGTGCAATGAACGGGTGGCGCAGCACCACAAGACCGCCATGCTGGCCGGCGGAATCTGGACACCTACGGCCAAGGGCGACGGCGAGACGGCAGGCTTTCACCTGCCGGGCTGGTATGCGCCGTATGGCTGGCTGAGCTGGGAGAAGATCCGCGATGAGTTCCTGCGCGCCAAGGCGGACCCGCTGCTGCTGAAGGGCTGGGTGAACAAGCGGGCCGCTGAGGCCTGGGAGGATGAGAGCCTGGCGAAGGTGAGCGCCGATGGCTTGATGGCCCGCGTCGGCGGCTACGGCCACGGCACCTGCCCGGATGGTGTGCTGGCGGTGCTCATGTCGGTGGACGTGCAGGACACCTGGCTGGAGGTGTCTGTGTGGGGCTATGGCCGCGGCAAGCCTGAGCAGGCCTGGCGGATCTGGCACCAGAAGATCGAGGGCGACCCGGGGCAGGATCACGTCTGGGATCAGGTGACGACGATCCGCGAGATCGAGTGGCCGCACGCAAACGGCGGCAAACTGAAGGCGATCCACTGCGCAGTTGACACCGGCGGCCACTACACCAGTGAGGGGTATGACTACTGCCGCCGGTACGCCAAAGAGGGTGTGGTGGCCATCAAGGGCAGCAGCCAAAAGAACGCGCCGCCGCTCGGCAAAGGCTCAAAGCAGGACGTGACCTTCAGGGGCAAGACCGTGAAGGGTGGCGTCACGCTCTACATGATCGGCACACACGCAATCAAGCGGACCATCTACAGCCGCCTCAAGATTGAAGAGCCCGGCGACGGCTACATCAACTTCGACGACGCCACCACGGAAGACTACCTGCAGGGCCTCACCTGTGAGCGGCTGCAGCCGCGCTACGTGAAAGGGTTTCAAGTCTTGGAATGGGTTAAGCCATCCGGCGCCCGCAACGAGCCGCTTGACCTGAAGGTGTACTGCCTAGCGATGCTGGAGCTGCTCAAGCGCCGCTACAACCGCGCCACCATGTGGGACCAGTTGGCGGCACAACTGGCGGCCTCCGTAGCCTCAAAGCAGGGAACGGCGCGGCCAACGGTGCGACGCCGCAACTTCAGCCTGAAGTATTGAGGAATGAACCCAGCCGATCTCTACCAAGGCGACCGGGTGACGTGGCTGGAGACCAGCGCTCCAGCTGAGGCCACTGCCCTCAAGGTCTGGCTGCGCAGCACCACCGCAGGTGCCGGGCTTGAGCTCAATGGCACGGCTGCCGATGGCGGATGGGAGGTGGTGATCAGCCAGCAGGCCACCTCTGCAATGGCGCCCGGCGCGTGGGACCTGCAGGTTGTCGCGACGGTTGACGGCGCACCCCTGACAGTTAGACGCGGCAGCCTGACAGTGCGCCGCGGGCTGGCGTTCACTGGGACGCCGGGAACATTTGACGACCGAAGCCAGGCGGAACGCGACCTCGACGCGGTGGAAGAGGCAATCCGCGCCCTGACTACCGGCGCGCAGGAGTACCAGATCGGCAGCCTTGGCAACGGTGGCCGGAAGGTGGTCCGCGCCGACCTGGCAGAGCTGATCAAATGGCGTGATCGGCTCGCCGCGCAGGTGGCCCAGGAGAAGCGAGCCCAGGCGGTGGCGAGTGGCACAGCCACCAGCCGCAAAATCCGCGTTGCCTTCCGATGAGCATGTTCAGCCGCGCCCGGCGATTGATGAACCGCATTTGGCAGGCCGGCCCGGGCCCTCGCGCCAGGCGGCTGCGGGCGCACGGGCTATCCCAGCACCTAGGCGGCCGGCTGCT